TTCCTACGGCCATTTTTAGCCTCGAAATGAGCTCCGAGCAGTTAGTTGAAAGGTTAGAGTCAATAACGAGTGAGATACCGTTAAAACGCCTTAGAATGAATAATTTGAATGACGCTGAAAGAAAGATACTACTAAAAACTGATGATAAGATATTACTTTCCCCTCTACATATTGAAGATATGGGCGGTATAAGTATTTCGCAACTTAGAGCAAAGGCAACCATTATGAAGCAGAAGTATGGCATTAAAGTAATCTTTATCGACTACCTACAGCTTATGAGTGGACAAGGCAAAAACAACCAAAACCGAGAGCAGGAGGTGAGTTTAATAAGCAGAAGCCTTAAATCCTTAGCAAAAGAGTTACAAGTACCGATTATCGCCCTATCTCAATTATCTCGTAGAGTAGAGGAACGAGGAGATAAGATGCCACAGTTATCTGACCTTAGAGAATCTGGTTCTATTGAGCAAGATGCTGATGCGGTTATTATGCTAATGAGGCCTAATTACTATGAAATGACTAATCCAATAGAGATTGGTGGAACAGAGTATGCCACTAATGATTTAGTTATCTGTAAGGTTGAGAAGAATAGGCATGGCACTACAAAGAATCTACCATTAAGATTTTTACCAGAAACAATGACATTTATAGATTATTCTAATGGGTAAGCATAATGGCTATAGGAACAGACGTAAGTTCGAGATAGAAGAGGCTCGTAATGCTGATGGTACCTATCAAGCTATTAAGTTATTTGCTAAGAACACTAAGATTTTAGTAATACAAATGCCTACAGCATTGTTAGATGGTTTTATGTGGTTAGAATATGAGAGAGACAACCAACCATCTGGCATAGCTGATAAAAATGTAGAGTTCTTTGCTATAAACTTTGATTTAAGGGATAGGATATACTTTATGAGGTCAGAAATGCTAAGAAAAAAAGCTCGTAGGTACTTTAGAGTAAACAATACTAAGGTCGAAGGAAACGTCAAATATGTGCAAGTTCCAATCGATGAGATGATTCGTTATGTATAATATATATAAATATATTGTAACTTTGGTTTATGGCAACATACAAAACAGCTTCCGAGCTGACCAAAATGATGATTGACTATTTAGGACAAAGAGGGATGGAAGTATGGAGAAATAATAACCTTGCTGTAAAAGGTAGGGCGTTTATTGGGAGGAAAGGAGTCCCAGATATAATCGGTTATGATAAGAAACATGGTCAGTTTGTAGCTTGTGAGATTAAGAAGTTAGGCGATAGGATTAGTCCAGAGCAGTTTACTTTTTTAACTCAGTTAGGATTAGCAGGAGGAGCAAGTATGTTATGTAGCCAGACATCAGATGAAACAATAAAATTAGAAATATTTAAAGATGGCGAAACTAAAATCTTCAGCTGGAGGGAATCAGAAAAAGAATTTCGGCAAACGTAAAATGGGTAGGGCTAAAAAATCTTACAATAAACACAGTCCGAAGCCTAAACAATACAGAGGCCAAGGCAGATAAAAATTAAATTATGGAAAACTTAGAATTAGAAAACAAAGAAGAGAAAGTAGTAAAAGCTACAAAGAAAGCTAAAGAGTTTGTATCTAACGAGACAATACAGCTTATTCAAGACATCTTGGATGATGGTACTGTAGACTTAAAGTGGAGAGAAGCCTTAAAAGCACAAGTAAAAAAATATAAAAAAGATGCAGAATAACTACGAGTACGATTCAGTCGTTGAGAATGTTATCAATCGTTTAAAAGACAGAGCAAGGATAGGATTTGAGAAATACGGAACCGACCTTGACAGAAATGACCTAATAACAGAACAATGGATTGAACACGCTATAGAAGAGGCATTAGATTTTAGTCTTTACCTCACTAAGTTAAAAGAGCAATTAAAGAAAAGTTTATAACAATAAAAACCAAACAAAATGTCTAAATCAAAAGAACTCTACCTTGGGAGATGCTTTACACTAACAACAGCATTCGGTAGTTTAAGAAAAATCTCATTAGGCCCACAAGACCTACAGAAGTTAAATGAATTTGCTGCTGATAACAAAGGATGGGCTAACATCTTAGTAAAGATGAAGAAGTCTCACAATCCTGGTGAATCAGATTTCTATGTGGAAATTGACCCATGGAAGCCAGATGGCGAAGTAAAAGAAAAACTACCTTTCTAAATTAACTATTATGAAAAATATACTTGAAGCAATGATTGGTTTATTAGCTCTAATGGTAATGGTTTATATACCATTTGCTTTCCTTATTGCAGAATGGAACCCTATCTATTGGCATTTAACCTTTAGAGGTTTATATGTACTTTCTATTGTAGGATTAGTTACATTTGCAGTGAAAGAGTACCAAAAAAAGTAAAGTGTTGTGTTTTGTAGATAAATAGGTGGCCCTCCATATTCTTATGGGGGGTTCTTTATTATAAAAAAAGCCCCAGTTATAGCAGTAACTGAGGCTCATATTTGACTATTAGCGTAGTCATATTATGGTATTGCAAACATAAATATTATTGTTTAATAAACAAAATAAAAAAGCCCCAGATTTTACCTGGAGCCTTCACCAAAACCAACCAAACACCTATGAGAGAGCATCTTAATTCTGTTTATTAGAACTATCATAAAATTTTGTTAATACTGAGCCGTAAAGCATAGCTTGATACCTCATTATAAAACTATTGATAGATTCATTGACATAGAAGTAGTCCTCGTTTGTCATATACACAAAGCACCTTTCATCATTCTCCTCATCAGCAGTAACGCTAACTACTTGATAAATGTTGATATAAGCATCTGATTCCTCTGAATTATCTTGGAACTCATAGCTTTCATCTTCATCTTCTGTCAGTTGTATGATGTGCATTAACATTTGTGATACTATTTTTAAGAACAGTAAGTCGCAATTCTCTAACAATCAATTCAAGCCTTGCTTCTAAATTGCTTTTCTCCTTCATTAATTGGTTAATCTTTACGTCTACTTCTCTGTTCATACAAATTTACGATTTAATTCTAATGGAAATAAAAAGTGCATACCTTATTGATAATCAATATGATATACACTTTATGTCATCAGGTGAGAACTTCTATTTTTTTGGAAGCCTTATTATTTTAGTACCTAAAGGCATCGGTACAAATATAGCAACTCTTCCGCCATCTAAAACCACTCCACAGCCTAATGTTGGTCTTTTGGGGAAAGGTCGTGAATACTCCATAGCATAGGCATCAATATCGATACCACAGCCTACGTTCATGCCGAATATCATGTCTTTATCTGACGATGAGTATAAAACACCACCAAAACTATGGATATGACCTATAACAGTTGATTGTCGAGCATCTCTTGCTCTGTTAATTGCACCAGCTTGTCCAGAACTACCAGTTCCATGAGTATATAGAACACCGTCTATTTCCCATTCTAAGGCCCATTTCCAGCCTTTAGGAGCATCCCATGCTTGTTCGTATGATTTGATGAATCTCTCTGGTAAACCGCTTGTTTGAGCCTTTCTTTTATGTAAAGCTGAGTGGTTACCGATACAGACTTTAACATTAGGGAAAGCCTTGTACCATTTGTACATAGCTGCTTGAGCTAAATCAGCCTCATATCCAGCTCCATGACCGTCTGGCTTAGATTCGTGATAAGAGATTGCGTGATTGTCTACTTCATCTCCGATATGGACTACTTCGGAGCATTGAAACTTGTTATACACTTCAAGGCAAAAGTTCCTATAAAGTGGATGACAGAATGGTTCGTGCGTATCTCCTATGACAAGCACATTTTTTTTAGATGCCATATTGGTTGGTTTGGTTTATCTACTTGTAAGGTGCGTAGGCAGTTTTGCCGTTAACCTTAAGTGCTCTCAACACTTGCTTTCTATTTTTAGCTCCATTATAAGAAACGTGAACCCAGTCTGGAGCATCTTTTGTTCCAAACTCAAAAATTAACTGGTCAAAATCTAAAGTGTCTTTGATAAAATCAAATACTTCTTTATTAGTTGCATTAGTCATACCATCCATATCGATATCTGCCGCTTTAGCCTCACAATGTTGTGAATTTAATGACCCTCCAATGTAATGGTTCAAAGCCTTAGACCTATATCCAGATGAAATATTAATAGGGCCAAACTTCATTCTGATTGGCTCTAATACTTTCTCACATAAAGTGATAAGGTTCTGTAAATGTTCTGGAGTTGGTTCATTTGATACTCCATGTCTTTTTGCTGACTCACTACGAGTAAACTCAGCTAATGAAAAATGTGCTGTTAATTTCATCTTAAATCATTTGTTTTACAAAATATGCTAATCCCAGCAACCATAATAGGAAGCCAAGTGTTAAAATTATCTTTTCGTTCTTAGGCATCTTTCTTAAATATTTTCTCTACTGAGGTTAAACCTAAACAACCGAATGCTAACAAAGCTACTGATTCTACAAGTATTGCACTTGGAGCTGTATGAACTTCACTAAATTGATTGTGATACATAGTAACACATAATGCGATAACACATAGCAATCCACATAAACGCTTCATGCTAAATCTACCGTTATCTTCTTGGAAAAACTGTTTCATATTATAATTGACTAAATTGGAAAATGATTAAGAATATTAAGATTACTTTTTGCCAAGCATGGTATTTATCCATCTTGTCAAGTTCTTTTTCTCTATTACGATATGTTTCGAGATTAGCTTCGTAGCGATACTTGTAATTTTCAAGCGTACTAACTTTATAGCTGTAGATAGTGAAAATAGAATCATGTTTTATTATTTTAGATTTTAACGAGTCCTTATAAGCGATTATTGTATCGTTATAGGACTTATATAGTTTGTTAATAGTGTCTGCTTGACCTATGGTCATTATAACTACAGAGTCACCCTTAATCTTTTTTGTAGTGGGATATTGCGAGTACGCTGAAACTGATAGCAGTATCATTACTAACACTATCCAAAGTCTGCTTAACTTCATTTAGTTCGGTTTTTAGTGTGCTTATCTCTTGCTTAATTTCGGCAAACTTGTTAACGGTAGACGTTACTATTGCTTCTTTAGCCTCATCTGCTTTTACTTGAACAGCTTTGTTCTTAGTTAAGGTCTGGTTAAAATCATTCATGAACTGCTCAAACTCCTTATCCTCAGCAATCTTGTTATCCTCTTTTTTAGCTGTCACATTAATCGTTGTGGCTGTAACCGTTAGAAACCCAAAAATTAAAAGAATTGATTTCATGGCATATTATTTTACAGATGATTTAATAGCACCCATTGCATCAAGAGTCTCTAACTTAGTAGTCGTTGAACTTAGGGCTGTTTTACACTCAATTAACGCTTGTGTCTTTAAGCTATCTTTATACTCAAGATTGGTAATCCTTGCGTCTTGAGAGTCGATTTGATTGTTAAAATTGCCTCTAATATCTACATAAAGGACAGTTATACCGATTATAACTAAAAACATAGTACCCTTAATCGGGTCTTTACTAAATTGGGAGAAACTAATCGGAAGAGGATTAGCACTTACGTTAACGTCTTTCTTTGGAGCCATATTACTTTTTACCTATTTTAAAATACAAGCTACCAGAGTAACTCATATTGTTATTTTTATTAATATTAAGATTAAGGCCTATTAGAGCCTTATTTTTGGCACTTAACATCAATCCAGGACTTAGTACTTCTAAGCCATTAGATTGGCTAAAATCGCCTCTTATGCCATAAAAAAGCCTATATTTAGCTTTCTCTGCATAAAATTGCTTAACATAGATGGTTTTTTCGGTAATCTTGGACTCAAAAGACCTCGATTTGATACGATTTTGGCTGATGGTATCATTAATCACAAAGATATTAGAATCTTGATTAATGGTATCAGTATAAGCTAATACTGCATTATAATCGTTTATTATGCGTATTGTATCGTGAATAGTAGTCGTATCTGTAGCTATAATCACAAAAGGGATAGAATCCCCTTTTATGTACCGATTTCTGTACGTTTTTGTGTACACAGTATCATGCACCTCTTTGACTTTTACATACTTGGATAGGTCAATATCCTCTGTTTTATTAGATTTATGACATGATTCATAGGCAAATACGCCTAAGAAAAAGAATCCAATAATAAGTAAGTAGTCTCTAAGATGTTTCATATTATGCTAAAGTATAATCTCCAGTTCCTTGTAGTGTTACAGAATAAGTAGCAACTCCTTCTACTGGCCCATCAACTGAAATTGATTCAATATTGCAACTGCCAGAAAATACTTTAGCTCCGACTGTAAATGTTACAGAAAGTAAAGTATTGTTTTCTTGGTCTGTAAGCATATCAAAATAGTCATAGTTGTCTAATGTGATAAGCCCTTCACAATTAATTGTAAATGATTTAAAACCATAAACATATTCTTTTCTAAACCCAGAAGATTTATTTGTAACATCAACTTGGTCTGATGATACCTCTAACGAACATGATGTAGAAGCTGCAAATACAACACCGCTTTTTCTTAAAATTATATTTGTTCCGTTAAGTGACATTTTATTATATTTTTATTTTTATACAAAATCATAAGGGCCAGTGCCTTGTAAAGTTACCGAATAGGTACCAGCACCCTCGGCTGGGCCAGTTAAACTTATTGATGTTATATATACATCAGCATTTATAGTAATATTACCAGCAGAATTAAGAATCTGAAATTTTACATTTAATAATGTTCTGTTTTTTTGTGCTATCAATAAATCATAATAACTTGTAAAAAACAATGTTACAAAACCATCAGCAGTAATTTCAAATGATGTTGATGTAGGTAAAATTTGAGTATAAGTTCCAGTAGGAGCTGTTGTTATATCTATAAACTCAGTATTTACTGAAAAAGTGCAATTTGTAGACGCACCAAAAACATTACCAGCAGATACTGAATTGCGATAAAGAACCATATTATTTCCAAGACTAATCGACATTTTATATTTTTATTTATTTGTGTTTAAATAGATGTTTCTAACAATATTAGTAGTTAATCCAAAGTTAATAGCAAACATATTTACATCTTGAGCACCTTTTCTTAAATCCCATTTAAAAGATGTTAGTATATAATTTTTAGCAGCAACTCCAGTTGCATAAGAATAAGAGAATTTAGAAAGTAAATCATATCCTATGCTCTTAAAATTACCACTTATGTTTAACTGATTGTATAACTCATCTACGCCAACATCTTCTGATACAAGTTCAAATATAGTAGCTGTTGTTCCAGACCCATTTCTTTGCCATGTATTTAATACTGCACTTCTTCCATCTGTTAACCATGCACTTATAAACCTTGAAGCAGCTACATTATCTCCATTGTTAAAAGTAATACTTGTTTGTATAGTAACAAATATATTTTGGTCACCAAATATGGTTATATCATCATACGTTTCATTATCCTTATTAAATAGGCTGTCTTTAGCAGCCTCGTTTATTTGAGCTGTAAAATTTTGAACACTTGAATTTACACCATAGTATTGTATTCTAAAAAAGCCAACATAGGTAAATAAATTAGGAATTGTAGGGCCTACATAATAAGGTTGATATATCCTAACAAATAATTTACCATCATTTGGTATATAAGTATATTTATAAGTAGAGCCATCAAATGAATTATGGTCAAGTATAAAATCTGTATCTTGAAAAGAGCCATTTGGATTCCAATAGTAAGTAGGTAAAGTAGTATCATTTGGTACTAAGATTACTCTTGCAGATTCAGCAAATAAACCACCAGTATTTATATCTGACCATACCGAAATAATATCACCAGCAACACAATTATATGATTGAGATTCTATAAATGAACCAGAACCTAAACCTACAGCTTGACTTGTAAAAAACCTTGCTTGGTTTGTACTACCATTTCTTTGATATGTCAAACTTCCACTCCAAGCATCTACACTTGTACTTGATGCCCATGAGCTAAAGTCTCCATTAAGTACGCATTGAATAACATTCTGCAAATTACTATTTGTAGTATATGACTTATTGCCTTTAGATAAAGAAACTTGTAATGACTTGCCAATTTGTTTAAAGTTATCAGAATCATCTATAGTTACAGTTGTATCAGTTTCAGTAAAAGTAGACTGATATGTACCAGCACTATTATACTTAAAGTAGTCTCTTGACGTACCTCTTGTTAATGAACCGTAAGATGTTAAAAAATACTCTCCATTTTTTTGATGACATATAAATCCAAACTTTCTACATATACCTTGTAATACATTATACCAAGTAAGATAGTTACCAGCACTTTCTATAAATGCGTTCTTTTGAACATACATATTTTCAAGTTCTCTATCAGCTATCCCAGTATTTTTATAATACCAATTTACATTATAGTTTAATCCTAATACGTTAGAACCAAAAGCATTAGTTAAAATATCTTTAAAAGAATAGGTTTCTGATGCGTTAAAAGCTATGACAAATGTAGAATCATAGTATATTTTCTTTTCTTTAAGATTAGCTAAACCATCGTTAAATACTATTGAAAACTCTTTAATTGATACTGGGCTATAAATAATCTGTTCAATTGGCACAAATAAACCAACAAACAATGTTGTCCATGATGCAGGAGCTGCACCACCAACAGATACGCCAGATTCTAATATTAACTTAAAATCATTATCATCAGCATTAAAAAACTCTTCTATAACAAAGTTGTCATCAACAATAAGATTTACAGTAGCTTTTTTAGATATGATTGGATTAAATGATTTACCCTCGCTATCTATAGTCTCTATTACAACTGGAGTACCAGTTCCGATTAATGGAAAGCTACTGCCTCCATATCCATCTTTATAGATAGATGCTCTATATTGAGTCTTATTGGTACTTGCTGGGTTAACAAATACGTTGTCAAATGTCAGTGTATATTTTAGTCCGTATGCCATTAAAAAGTGCTTTGTTTGTTTCTTTCAGCTTTATTCATCAAAATTAATAAATCATTACCACTTATTCTTGCCTCAAGTGTTCCACCACCACTTCCTCCAAGCATAGATTGTAATTTATCTAATGGAGCTACAACCTCTGGATTATTAGCGGCTCCAGGATATTCTCCTACAAGTCTATAAGAAGGGCCACCAAATATTCCACCTTTAGCTGTAGGACTAAATAAGTCAGCACCAAGACCCATTCCTGCACCAACAAGATTACCAAAATATTTTAATGCACCACCAGCTTGTGCAATCTTACCTTGCATTCCAGGTAGTAAAGAAATTACAGCAACAGCTATAGCGGCTGCAATAGCTACCTTGACTAATTTTTTAATAATATCAGTAAATGCTTTACTTAAAACTTCACCTATACTTGCACCTTTTTCTAATAACAAATCTAAAGCAGGGCCTAAAGCATTCATAATACCAATGCCCATTTGAACTATATCTTGCATAGCAGCCTTAGACTCACTTGTAACTGTTTCATTAGACTTTTTTCTAAGTTCAAATATTGCATCTAAATATTCAGATAATTTTATCGTTCCATCCATAAAGCCTTGATTTAAGGCATTACGCATATTGGTTTCTGCTAATTTAATTTTATCAAAACTACCTTGTGCTTCGCTAACTTCTAATTGATATTGTTGTTTTAATAAATCTACTCTTGCTTTTGACATTTTCTTATCAAAAGCCATTTTATCATCAAATGCTTTAGCTTGTGCTTTAGGGTCTATAACTGGCTCTTCTATACGTTGTATATCCCCTCCAGCCAAAGCAACTCTTTTTGCAGCAAATGCAGCAAGTTTTTTATTTTCTTTTTCTTGATTAATTAAAATTTTATCTGATTTCTTTTTTTCAGCTTCTTGTATCTTTTTTAATCTTTCTTGTTCTTTGGCAAATTCATTTGCTTTAAATTTAGCTAATCTATCTTCTGCATTTATATTTTCATTAACAATGCCCTTGTAAATAGATACCTCATCATTTATTGCAGTTTGTTGTTGTTCAATGTCATATAATACATCACTGGACTTTTGCATTGCTTGCAAAGAATTTACTATTGGGCCAAATGCACCATTTGCAGGTAAATCGTTTATAAACTTGTTAAATTGCTCAGTAAGTGTAAGATTATTATACATTAAATAATTTACAGTTTTCAAGCCTTTTATGTCTCTTTCTTTTTGGTCGGCTTGAGCTTTAACTCTTTTAACGTTTAACTCATTTTGCTTAACAGCTAATTCCTCTAATGACTTTTCTGCTGCTTTAGCTTGTGCATATTGCCAAATAGTGTCAGTTAAAACTCTATATGCAGTAGCAGCTTCTCCAAGAGTTATTTGCTCTTCTGTATATAAAGACAATAAATCTGGATATTCGCTTTTTAATGTTTTAGCTGCTTGTAATCTATCCTCCATACTTGCATTTACATTAGTAGATACAGTATAAAGTGATTCTAATTTTATAGTTTCATTTGCAAAAGTTGTAGCTGCATCCTTAGAAAAATCGGTTGTTAACTTAACGCTTTTACCAAATTTTATAATACCCATATCTAAAGCAGTAATAACTGCTACAAGGCCAGAAAAAGCTACATAAGCTATACCAGTGCCAGTTGCAATACTTCCAAATAAAGCTGGTAAGTTATTCTGAATACCTCTAAAACCATAAGGTAAATCTTGCAATACTAATGCCAAAGCCATGTATTGCTTATTGGAGTTCTTTATTGAATCAGCATTGCTATTTAAAACAGTAGTAGTAGTATTTGTAGCATTTTGAGTTTGAACTAAAGAATTTTTTAATTGGTCTAAATTAGTTTGTAATAACTTAATAGCACCACTTGCAGGACTTATACCAGAAGTAACAAGTTTTACCATGTAGGTCTGAAGAGCAGCTATCTCTTTCTCAATATTCTTAACACTCTTGCCAAACAATTCATTAGAGGCCGTAATGTTATTAATAGTCTTAGTGTACTGGTCGGTGGCCTTAATTATAATATCTACACCTTCATTATTCGCCATTATTATACTGGTTTAATATTTTCGTATTTTTTTAGTACCTCTTCTAACTCTTCGTTAGTCATTATCCTAACATTCTTCTTCTTATTCCTCTTATCGCAATCTAAATCTAAAAGCTCAGTAGGTTTAATCTTCTTGCCTTTAGGTAGCTGCATATTGACAAGAATAGTAGTTTGCCATCTTGACCTCACCCATTCTTGCTCCTCTTTATGCCTATAACCATACCAAATAAAGTCTAATTCAGCCATGGTCATCTCCCAAAACAAATGGGGAAGTATTTGACACTCCCCCATTGTATATCTTTCTATGTCAATCCATTCTAATTTTTTTTTTCTTCACCAGCCTCTGTTGACGTAGAACCAGGTTGCTCTAATCCGCTATTCATACTTTCTGATAGTGCAGCCATGATTTCTTGGAACTGTGTTCCAGCGATACCACCCATGTCATCTATCCAATCGCATACATCAATCTCTTTAAAATCTGGCGTTCTACCTTCCTTGTAGAAAGGGTATTCAGCAGCAGACCTTACTAAATTAACGATAGCATCTAAAGCAGATTCACCGCTTAAAGCTGTTCCTATCTCTGTTGGGCCGATACCTTGTAACTGACAGAATCTCTTTAGAGACCATGTGCAGAAACGCAGCGGTATTACCTTACCATCAGAAAGTGATAGGTTAAATTGTCCTCTCATATATTTGGTTTTTAGTTTATGCGTTGGTAGTCATCACTAATGCTCCAGTTCCAGTGAATGATGCAGAGAATGTAGCTGGAGATTCCATGTCACCAGTAAAGTCTAAAGACTCAACCGCTGCAGTTCCAGTCCAAATCTTGTCACCACTTACGAAAGTAGAGAAAGTCAAAGTTACATCAGTTCTTGAACTTACAGAAGAAAATAAATCTTCTACGTTTACACCAGCAGCAGCAGATTCGATTACCGCTAAGCCATCTGTTGATACTGACCAAGAACGAAGTCCTTGAATTTGAGCCGCCCATCCGCCACTATCTTTTGTAGTAGAATCTGGTAAGTCTGTTGATACTGATAAAGAGCAAGAGGTTGAGTGAGCTACTGCTACACCGCCTATTTTAACGACTAATAAAGTCCCGTTGAACACACCTTGGGTTGCCATGTTTATTTTTTTTAATGTTTAAATAATTGATTATCAATTACTTTTATTGATTTATTTTTAATCCTACTTTTTAATGCTCCATAACTTATGCCGATATAATCAGCAGCAAGTCTTTTGCTTTTAAATTCTCCGACAAAGTTACCATTCTTATCCCAAACCTTACAAGCCTTCATGAGATGGCTGTTTTCTACACCTTGCTTTGCCAAAGACATTTTTCTTTTAGATTCATCACTTTTAGAAATTCCTTTAGCTAATGAACCCCAATTATTGCCTTTATTTCTTTCAGCAATCTTTCTTTTATTTTCTTCTGACATCTTTCTACCGATACCAGCTAATCCTATCTTTTTTTTATGCTCTTCTGATAATTTACTATTAGCACCACCTGGTCTAATGTTATATCCGAAGTTCCTATCTGTTGCTCTTAAAATCTTAATAAACTGCTCTTCGTAAAGATTAAGACTTTCTAAGTCATCAGTTTTTAAGATGGTATAGAACATAAAGGAATCTATGCCATGTTTATTAAAAGAACGCTGAAGGTACTCATTGTCGTGAGTACCCTTCTTTAGCCTTTGTCTATGGTAACTAAACCTAACTTCTGGCTTATTTATTGTTTGTCCGATATAAGCCTTCCCAGTATTCTTGTTCAGTATCTTATATAAGTACATACTATGTTGTTTGAGTTACGAAGTGGTCTACCACTATAACTCTTCTAAAAATATACGTTTCTTCTACATAGTCAAAAGTAGCCTGGTTTGATACCATATTCCTTGTAACTATTTTGAAATCTGGAGAAGCATTTGGGTAATCTGCAGGAGCTACTCCTATGATTTCCAATAAGTCATTAGCCCATTGGTCTACGGCTTTTTGACCTACCTCACCAGACTTAAATGTCCTATATACAATGTCAAACTGTATGCTTACATCAAAGTTATAGCTTGTTTTGTCACTATTCTCTACTGATGTCTGAGAACTTATTAACAAGAATGGAGGCTCTGAACCATCTGGAGCTATGGTATCATATACCGATAGTTCGTAGTTGTTAGCATTTATCTTGTCGAAATAAGCCTTTCGTATAGCATATCCGCAGTCTTTCATTATCCTTCTACCTCTACTTCTTTAGAATCCGTTTGTTGGCCATTTTGAGCCTCATTTAGCTCACCAAAGAACTTAATAAGGGGTAAGCCATACTTTGTCGGTAACTCTTGAAAAAAGCCATCTAATTGCTTAATTTGCTCTTGATTTAATGTAATAGTCATATTTGGTTATTTTTACAAATTTAGGTAAAATTATTTAGCTTTCAATATTGCCATTTCAGCTTCTAAAGTTTCAATCTTAGCCATAGCCTCTTGAAGTACTTTTATAGTAGCATGGTGTAAGTCGGCAGTATAAACAGACTTTAATGGCTCTTCATTATTTACAATCTCATTACCATCTTCGTCTAATTTAGGTTTAGTATTCCATCCATCTGCATCGATAAACTCTGGTGCTACCGCTTCAACTTGTTGAGCAATTACACCTATATTAAAGTCATCGTGCGTTTGGTCTTTATATTTAAACTTAACAATCTCAATAGCTTTAAACTTATCCCAATAAGATTCTAAAGGAAATATATCTTTTTTAGTTCTTTCGTCAGAAAGATTTACGTTATTTGCTTGATAATTTGCTATACCACCATTACTTCTTATATCTACTCTTAAAGTAGTTGAATCTTCGCAATAAAAAAATTGTCCACTTGTATTATTAGGAGAAGCAGCAGTATAAGCAAGATATATACCTCTTGGATTTGAACTTGTATTTGTTATAGCAACATTCCAATCGGCTGCACTTTGTCTTATTTCGTGGTAATACAAAGTATTATTTACATAAGTACCATTGTTACTCATTTTAGTATAACCACCCGATGTGATTCTCATTCGTTCGGTAACATCTCCACTTGTTGCAGCATTTGTTCTAAATGTAATTGAATCATTTGAAGGCCCAAAATTAATATCTGCTGCTCCAAAACTACCATTATCTCTTACCCAAGCTGAACCATTATAGTAAATATTTGCAGATAAACAATTGGCGTTAATACCACTTCTACCATATAATCTAATATTACCATTTAAACCAGCAATAGTTAATGCTTCATTTGGAGTTATTCCTCCAATTCCTATTGAATTTGAAAATGTAGCAGCACCAGTAGATAATACAATACTTAAACCTTTTGCACCAGTAGCCCAATCTGTTAAATATAATTTACCATCAGAAGCTCCAGCTCCTAAAAATCCATCAGTAGAACCTTTTATTCTTATATTACCATTTGACAATCCAGCAACTAATGTACCATTAGAAGTAACTGCACTACTAAACGTAGCACTTGTACCACTTAAAGCACCAGTAAGCGTACCACCTGCTAAAGGTAGGTAAGCAGCTAAAGCAGTTGTTGTCGCATAAGTGCTTGAGTCTACTGAGCCATCTGCCTTTAAAAACTGAGATGCTGTACCACCACTCTTAACTAAAGTAGTTGCGTTTAAAGTACCTATGATTGTAGCAGCGTTACCACTACCACTTGCTTTGTTTATATATAATCCTTCTCCGTTACCATTCTTAGTGATGTTTAAGGCTATACCGCTTCCGCTTGTATGACCAATAGTAAAAGTATCACCACTACCACTACTTGAGAAGCTACCAGTAGTTCCTATTAATCCTCCAGTCAAAGTGCCACCAGTCAAGTTTAACTTACCATTAAGCTGTGTTTGTATAGCACTTGTAACACCAGCTAAATATCCTATCTCTGTAGTTGTTGTAGTCGCACTTGCTGCAATCTTACCACTACCATCAGAAACCAATGCTCTTGATGCAGTTAAGTTAGCAGTTACTACGCTTGATGCACCACCAGTAATAGACGCTTGTGCTCTTGCTGTAGTAAAGTATTGATTGGTTCCCTCAGCAACATCTGATGTTGTTAGAACTACTGTTCCAGCAAATCCGTTTACAGTTGTAACTGGGAAAGTAATGTTTGTATTAGAAGCACTTGTAATTCTACCCTTGCTATCTACAGCGATTGTAGGCACAGCAGTAGAAGTTCCGTAAGTTGTTGCAGTAACACCAGTATTAGCCAATGTTAAAGCAGAAGTTACGTTTGCAGAACCATCGAAGCTAACTGACCATGCAGCATCTCCACTTGCAGCTATTGTTCTTGCAGTAGATAAGATATTTGCAGCGTTTGCTGTACCAGCTAAGTTACCATCTACGTTAGCAACTAAAGTTGCAACTGTGTAACCAGTTCCAGTAGTGTTAACTACGTTTGTTGGTTCATCTACTAATCCGCTAAATATCTTAAACTTACCAGCATCAGAAGCATCTCTGAATAATCCAGTAAACTCTACTCTTTCTTGAACAGAATCATAGTATCTACCATAATATCCGATGTCAACCGCATCTGTTGTGTTGTTAGTATTAGCTACCTCAAACAATGGGTCTTTAGAAGATATTGATTCTGTGTTTACATAAGTTGCAGTACCATTGATAGTTAAGTTACCACTTACAACTAAGTTGTTCGGCATTGTAACATCATTAGTAAATGCAAGTGTTGTAGTATTACCTACAGTTGTAGCTGCAATTTGATTTGCAGTTCCGTTTATTGTTGTTATACCTTGGTCAGTCCAAGTTGCTGTTATTACGTTAGCATCTTGTTGAGTTAGGCTTAAAGTCTTTGTTGATGTACCAGTTACCGCAGCAGATACAATAGAACGATTGTAAGCTATATCGTATTGACCTAATTTAACAGTAGTAGGAATCGCATAACCAGCAGTTAAGCTGAATACACCACTATTGTTAGCATAAGATAAGCCAGTTGCTGATGATGATAATGCAAGTCTTGCACGAGCATCTGTGTAATATAAGTTTGTGCCTTCTGCTAAGTCTGTAGTAGTTTTTGCAGCTAAAGCACTATTAAATCTTGCTTGTGTATAGTAAAGGTTAGTTCCTTCGGCTAAATTAGTTGTACTCTTATTACCAAACGCAGTATCAAATCTTGCTTGAGTGTAATATAGGTTTGTACCCTCTGCTAAGTTAGTTGTTGTTGATGCAGCTAAATTAGTTGTGAAATTAGAGTTGCCTCTCGCTTCTGTCCAATATAAGTTAGTTCCTTCTGCAATGTTTGTTGTAGTCAAAGTAACTGAACCGCCTAATGATACCGCTTGACCATTAATAGTTATTGAGCTATTAGTTAAACTTGCATTAGGAATAGCAGCTAAGTTAAATACTCCAGTTGTGTTATTGTAAGAAAGACCAGTTCCAGCAGTAACGCTTAAAGCAGTTCTTGCTCTTGCATTAGTAAAGTACAAGTTAGTAGCACCTTCTGCTAAATCATCTGTATCACTTGCCGCAAGGTTAGTTGCAAAGTTTGCATTACCTCTTGCAGTTGTAAAATAAAGATTCGTTCCTTCTGCCAAGTTCGTTGTGCTCTTAGCAGCGAAAGCTGAATCAAATCTACCTTGAGTATAGTATAAATTGCTACCTTCTGGTACAACGCTTGTAGTTCCAGTAAAGTTACCAGTTAAGGTTGCAGCAGCATCATTATAAGTCCATGTAATTCCAGTACCATTCTGAATTAATGCTGCTACAGTATCATCAATAAGGTCTTTAATCTGTATTCCACCTCCAGTAATAATCAAGTCGCCAGTAATAGTTAAATCACCATTAACAGTTGCAGCTAAAGTTGAAAGAGAAAGAGCAGTGTTTACTCCAGCACCGTCTTGAACTGGCTGTAAACTACCACTTACTCCAACATTATTAGCACCAATCTGTAATACTTGTCTATATGTATTTTTTACCGCTTTACCTTGAAGAGTAGCCATTATATTTTAATTTTTTTTATTTTAGTAACCATTTTATATAGTTCTTCCGAAGCCGAGTTAAACAAGAATGGTCTATGGGGCAAATTTACTAAATTTCCATTACTCCGTTTAAAACTTAATGCATAGGCCTCAAGTTTGTTCATACTTAGGTTTCTATACACTGGAATTTGAAAATCATTACCAGTACCAAACTCCACAAAAGGAGAATAATTAGACTTTCTACCCATATAACCTTTTGAACCAACCTTTGCTCCTGCGTTCATTGTATAAGGCGTACTATAAATTGAAGCCTTTAATTTACCTCCATTTACTTGACCCAATGGTGCTCTTGCCCTTGCTTTGCTTTCTATTTCTAATACAGATTCATTAATAATCTTCTGTATTTGCTGAGTAATCAAATGAGGTGCTTCCTTTAGCCTTTTTGATAGGTTAGTAACACTTGCTGTTTTATTTATAGTAAATGACATTATACTGTCTCCCAAGTTTTACTAATGTTCTCCCAGAATGCTGTAATACTATCCCAAGTATCAACTCTCCTTAATGTAGCACAAGTAATTCTTAAATATTTGTCTTTGTCAAATTCATCTATAACGCTGCTAATCAAGTAGATATTACCATTATAAGCTATTGTAAGGTCATTAGAGATAGAAATACTTTGAGCATCTCTTATCCTAAAAACTATGCTATCTGATAAAGAATCTTTACCAGCTATGTTTGTCTTGTTTTGATTCTCTCTAAATATCTCGGCCCAACAAGTATAGTAGTCGACATCTGTTAAGACCTCGCCACCAGCACCATCAGACTCAGAAATCTTAGATTGAAAAGTAATCCTATTTTTTAGTTTACTAATCATTATAATATTATGCTTACTCGTTTAAAAGGCTTCATTAGTTCGTATGCAGATGCTATGTTAGCATTTGGCTTACTATCTTCTACAGAAGATTCTCTGTAATCGTACAAATCAGCAAGTATCTTATACAAGGCTGTTTTCATTATTGCAGGGGTAGTCGCATATCCACAAGTATAAGTAAACCTAAACTCCATGTGAGTAAAAGAGTTCATGTATAGCTTCTTGTAAGTAGTGCCTAAGATATTGTACTGAGGGATTGTCATTTCTGTCCAATCGTTATTATCCCAATATTCAACCTTAGTAATATTGTTAAGTGGTGCGTATGGTAGTTCTATAAACTCATCTACATAAGCTACAACTTGTAAAGTACGAGCTGTCATAGCCACCCCAGCATATTTTTCTAATCTAACCCTTGCAGCCACTATTAAAGAGCTAATTAAGTCGTTATCATCATCAAAGTCAACCTTTAGATAGTTCTTAGCCTCAGATAATGTTATTGGTTCTGAAACTGGCTCTATTGTGGTTGTGACATCCCTTATAATCTGCATATACCGATATTTTTACAAAAATAACTAAAATATAGTAGACATAAAAAAGGAGGCAGTTTGCGGCTGCCCCCTTTATATTTGAGTTAATCTAAGATTAAGCTACGTTACCGAAATCACCATATACAAACGCACCAGCGTAGTAGATAGGGAATGCGATTCTTGCCTCAACACGAACTGTAATCATGTTCTCAATAGCGTTGTTACCATCTTGCTCAAAGAATTGAACAGAGATACCATTACGTTGCATGATTTGAGCACCCATTGACCAGTCTCCTACTAAGAACTTGTCAGCAGTCATTGCTGTAGACTTGAAGATAGGAATACCAGCGATAGATAATTGACCATCAGTTGTAACCACAGTAGAACCTGGTAAAGAGTACGCAGAGTTAGTGTTCTTAGTGTTTACGATGTTAGCCCAATCTGTAGGGTTAATCAAGATACCAGTTGCAGAGTAGTTACTTGCTTCTACTTGTGCGATAGCTTGTACTAATTGCTCAACGTCTACAGTTGCAGCACCAGTTGGAGCAGCAGCATTTACAGTCAAACCAGTCAAGTTAACACCAATGCCAGAACCAAATAATAACTGAGCATCTTCAGCAACTAAGTATTTCTCTAACAAACGAGATTGTAAGAAAGAAGTCATAGCAGGAACGTCATCTAACATTTGGCGAGAGATTTTAACGTAACCAGCGATAACTTGTGCAGGAGCATTAACCATGCTGATATCAAAATCAACTTGAGCCTTTGCACTACCTTGAGTTTGGTTAGCAGGAGCACCTTCACCACCAGTTTCTTGAGGGAAAGTAAATAATCCTTGAGAGATTGTACCTACTGGTAACAAACTTCTAACGTGGATTTTACGAGAAGGTAAACCATAAACTTGATTAGCATACTGACGTGGAATATCTCCAGTCAAGTTAACCGCTTCTGTCATGTTACCTACTGCTTTAGTGTCTAAAATGAAAGAAGTGTTCTTCATTTCACCACGACCTAATTTTGCGATGCTGTCAGCATTCTTTTCAATTTGCTCACCTAAAGTGGCATTGAAACCTTTAAATTGATTTTCGTTCATTGTCTTACGATTGTTTTTTGCCTCTAATTTGTCAGCAGCATCTTTAACTACTGAGATTTGAGATTTTAATTCTTCTAATTCAGTTTTTAAGCCTTCTACTGCTACTGCACTTTCAGCTTTTGCATTTTCGATTGCTCCAGATACTTCTGTTTTGATGCCTTCGAATGCACTTTTAATTTCTTCTACCATTAGTTGAAAATTTTAAATGATTGTAAATATTTGTTTACCTCAATTTCAATGGAAACCATCGGGTCTTCTTCTTCTTCCAATGCCTCATCTTCTGATTCACCTACTGGTTGCAACTCAGTTGGAGCATCTACTGGCGGTTGTTCTTCTGAAGCGACTGATTCATCTTCTTCCATCTCAGCGAGATATTGTTGTAATTGCTTGAGCTTTAACTCTAACAAACCAAAAGTTTCATCAGTATAGAAACCATTTCTCAATGACTTGATAGTTTTAGCTATCTCATCAATTAGAGTTGACTTGATTTCAGACTTAACCATAACGGTTGGCGTATTAGAATTGGCACCCCATAAAACTGAGGAACCTTCAAACAATTTAATTTCTTGAATCTCGTTATATCCAGATTTAGCTTGAGACTTTACAGTCTGGAATCCAATGCTATGCTCTGTAATATGACCGTCTTTATACAACTCATAAGTATCTCTACCTAAAGTTGTATTAGGCATCTTAACGATTGCCTTTAAACCAAAAGCATCTTCCACCAATTCCTTTGGCTTCGCTACTGGTTTGTCTGTAGAATGGTTAAACAAGTGCCAGATTCTATTCTTTGCTTGTGGGCCATTCTCTTTAATAGACTTTGTAAATGAGCCTGGCATGATTACATCGCCATCGCTATCTACATTACCAAACGCAGAATAGTAAACCTCAATGGTTCTTGTGTCATCAGCCATATCGACTGGTGCACCACTAACTGCTTTCTTGTTATAAAAATTACTCATATATTTTTGTTTAAGCAATAAACACAGTACAACATCTACAGTTACAATTATTCATTGCACCTCCGTTTGCATCATGTGCGTATTGCATCTCAATTACTCCTCTTTCTGGCGTATTCACAAGGAACGGCTGATTAATCGGTATTCTTACTCCTCCTGCATCTGGATTGGTTTGTCTATCCAATGTTCGATGCCAACTTCTGTACCTATTATTCTTAGCAGGATAATCTGCTGCCACCCATTGCTTCAGCAAAGGTATGTTAACAAATTTAACTGCACCCATCATACCAGCACTTAATGCTTGATGTGATTCCGTTCTTGCAATCAGCAGACTCCTTGCGTTGTTAATTTTCCCTTCTTGTAGGTTTTTAATCGCAAGTGAATTAACCTCGTTAAGACTCAAGTTATTTTCTTGTCCGTATCTAATAGAGCCGTTCAATATCCTTGTAATCTCATTCTTGGTAGTATTTTCAATTCCGTACATCTTAGTTCCGCTATAGGTTGTCCAATAAGACAACATAAACGCTAACCATTCATCCATGATGTTCAGAGGGTCTAAATCTACTGATTCTGCTTTTTTAAACTTGTCAAATATCTTTTCATACGTCATGGCAGTATATCCGCCAGTCGTCTCGTACAAAGTTCGTAAAATATTATTAATCTCTTTGCCGTCAAACAACGCATTCTGATTATTGATAGTTTGCTGAACTCCGTAGTCCTTAACCAACTGAGCAGCCTTGTCAAAGTCAGATTGTAAAGCAGCCAATATTTTAGGCTGATACTCTCTTACTGACTTCCTTGCAATCTTTTGCTGCAAAGCGAACTGCTGAGAAGGAGTAACTATCTTAGCCATTATTCTTTTCCGTCTATAGCTTCAATCATTTTTCCTGCTGCTGCAAACACACCTTTTAGTCCGTTCTGTGCCGACCTTTGTCTGATTGCTCGTAATCCTTCCCTATCAACTGTTTTAAAATCAGAAGTATATATGTAGCCATAGTGTCCTTTAGTTTTTTTGTCCATAGCGGTATCAACACCTAAAAACCATTTAGAGAACTCATCCCATCCATTCTCCTCTATGTAAGCATTCTCCATCTCTACAGATGGTCTTTCCCAAGATGATGGCTTAGTAACGTCACCACTTGAGATTAAGCTGTTTGCATGACTGATACCTTTTGGGTTAGTCTTGTTTACTCGCTTCTCTGATAAATTATCTTCTACAACCTTAAAGGCTTCATCAAATGATTTAAGTTCCATAGTTATTATTTTGATGGGTCGTAAGCCCAATTTTTAAGTGATAT